TTTAGTGGTAAAAAATCTCAACTTGGTGTGCGAACAACGGCAGCAGTTAAAAAATTAGGATGCTCAAATTTAAAAACTCTTCTAGAAGACGATAAGATATTGGTTTCGGATTATGAAATTATTTCAGAATTAACAACATTTGCTCAAAAACACAATTCTTTTGAAGCAGAAGAAGGTTGTAATGATGACCTTGCTATGTGTTTAGTTATTTTCTCCTGGTTAGTTGCACAAGACTACTTCAAAGAAATGACTGATAATGATATTCGCAAAAGGTTGTATGAAGAACAAAAGAATCAGATAGAACAAGACATGGCACCGTTTGGTTTTATTGCTGATGGGTTTAACGAATCCACGTTTACTGATAATGAAGGCGAAACTTGGTATGCTGATGAATATGGTGATAAATCTTACATGTGGGATTATATGTAATGGACTTTGATGAAGAGTTTGAATTAGAACACTTAATCTTTAAACAAAGGAAATGTAAGTCATGTGGAGTGATAAAGGATTTAGTTGATGGATATTACAAAACTAGAAAGGGTGGTGGACCTTCTGCATATTCATATGAGTGTAAAGAATGCACGAAAGTAAGAGTGATTAATAATAGAAAGATAAAAAAATCAAAAGATATCTGCAAATATCTTGATTCATATCCTGATTGGTAGATGTTCACACACTGTTTCCCGAATGAAAATACCTGTTTTAATAAATATTTTTAGAATAAACTAGGACTGAGAGAGGAACTTAAGATGCCGCTAAATTTAGCATCTCCTGGCATTGTTGTTAAGGAAGTTGATCTAACCATTGGAAGGGTTGATCCAACTGCCGAAGGTATTGGTGCGATTGTTGGACCTTTCGAAAAAGGTCCAGTCAATGAACCAGTTCTTATCAATAGTGAGCAGGAGCTTTTAAACACATTCGGAAGTCCATACGCAACTGATAACCACTACGAAACGTGGTTGGTGGCATCTTCGTATCTTGCATATGGTGGATCTCTTCAGGTCGTAAGATCTGATGATACAGATCTTAAAAACGCATTCGCAGGTTCAGGATCTGCACTTAAAATCAGAAGTTATGAGGATTATGTAAATCTCGGTTATGACGAGAACGTTATTCCTGGACTAACTGTTGCAGCAAAATACCCTGGATCTTGGGGTAATGGCATGAAGGTTGCAATCATTGATGGTTTGGCAGACCAAATCCTCAGTGGTTTTTCTGGACTCGATGGTCTTGGAACTGGTGTTGCTGTTGGTATGGGTATTACCCAATCAATGGTTGGTAGAACCAAAATTGGTGTTGGAGTAACAGAGGCACTTGATGGTTACCTCAAGGGAATCATTACTGAAGCATCTGCATCACAAATTTCAGTTAAAGTTGTTGAGCATATTTCTGCTTCAGGAACTGCAACTGTTGTTGACTATCAACCAGGTGGAACATATGCTTTCACAAAAGACGGAGCACTAGGTGTTCATACTGCTGGTCAAACTGTTGCATTTGCATCAACAACTGGAACCACTCAACAAGATTGGTTTGACAATCAAACTATTGATATTAATAGTAACACCACAGTTTCTTGGAGCACTTTAGCAGATAGACCTGGAACTTCAGTTTATGCTGAAGATAAAGGTGCAAGACATGATGAAGTTCATGTTGTTGTATTTGATGCTGATGGTGATGTAACTGGTAATGCAGGAACCATTCTTGAAAAGCACATTGCACTTTCTAAGGCATCTGATGCTACTTATTCTGCTGGTGCTACCTCTTATTGGAGAAAGTATTCTGCAGAATCTTCAGAGTATATCTTTGCTGGTGGAGCACCTGCAGGTATCACTACTACTGGTTTTGTAAGTGGATCATTTACCAAGGCTTCGGATATTGGTTGGGACCAATCAGCATCTGGAATTCAGTTTGGTGCAACAGGTAATCAACTGTTAACTCTTACTGGTGGTTTAAACTACGATGGAACCACAGATCTCGATGCAACTGGAGCACTTGCTGCAAGCACTGGTGATCTTGCCGCTGGTTACAATCTCTTCTTGAACAATGATGATTATGATATCAACTTTGTTTTAATGGGTGGTGCAGGTTATGAAAGAACTTCTGCACAAGCACTTGCAAGTAAGGTAATCAACATTGCCGATACTAGAAAAGATTGTGTTGCATTCGTTTCACCTTGCAGATCTGAACTTCTCACTACAAGTGGTAGTGGTTATACCGTTAAGAGTGCTGCTGACATCACTCAAAACGTTCTAGATTTCTACGCTCCTATTCCTTCATCTTCGTATGGAATATTGGATAGTGGATACAAATACATGTATGACAGATTTGCGGATACTTTCCGTTATGTCCCGCTGAATGGTGACATTGCTGGCATGTGTGCTAGAAATGATGCAACTAACTTCCCGTGGTTCTCACCTGCTGGAACTGCAAGAGGTGCTGTTCTCAATGCGGTAAAACTTGCTTACAACCCAAGTCAAACACAGAGAGATAGACTCTATAGTGCAAGAATCAACCCAGTAATCTTTACACCTGGTGGTGGTATCACACTATTTGGTGATAAGACTGCACTCAACAAATCATCGGCGTTTGATAGAATCAACGTTCGTAGATTGTTCATCTATCTTGAAGAAGCAATCAAGGGTGCGGCAAGAGACGTAATGTTCGAATTTAACGATCCTCTTACAAGAAGTTCTTTCGTTAATGCTGTTGAACCTTTCCTCAGAGATGTTCAAGCAAAGCGTGGTATTCAAGAGTTTAGACTCATTTGCGATGAATCTAACAACACTGCAGCAGTTATTGATTCTAATGAATTTGTTGCAGACATCTTTATTAAACCATCACGCTCCATCAACTTTGTTGGACTGACGTTTGTTGCCACCAGAACTGGTGTCTCATTCGCAGAAGTGGTTGGAAACGTTTAATTCTACTAATTCTCAAGAGGTACTCTTAACGAGGTAATAAAAAATGGCATTCAGAACAATTTCCCAATTTAAAGGACAATTAGCGGGAGGTGGAGTCAGACCTAATCTATTTGAAGTTGAATTAAACTTTCCAAATGGAGCAGGTCAAACACTCGGTTTCATGAGTAATGAAGCGACTCCTTCTGCTGAAAACGCAGTTATTGACAATACTACCAGTATTGCAAGTAAAGTTCCTTTCATGGTAAAGGCAGCAAATTTACCTGCTTCCAATATCACTCCAGTTGAGGTTCCTTTCCGTGGAAGGATCCTTAAGGTTGCTGGTGAAAGAACTTTCGACACCTGGACAGTTACTGTTCTCAATGATGCTGATTTCCAAATCAGAACATCTGTTGAACAGTGGATGAACGGTATCAGCAGACTAACAAATGGATCTGGTGAAGTTGATCCATCAATGTATACTGCAGATGCTCTAGTTAAGCAACTTGATAGAAATGGTGATACTTTGAGACTTTACAATTTTGTTGGATTATTCCCAACAAATGTCTCGGAGATCGCACTCTCAATGGACACCACTGATACTATTGAAGAGTTCACCGTTGAATTCCAAGTTCTTTATTGGACTGTTGGTGCTGGTGATAGTTCATCAGATTACCCAGCGGTGAACTGATAAATAGTTAAAATAACTCAGTAAAATTATAAAATGGCAAAACTCTTTGGATTTTCTATTGAGCCTAGTGAATCAAAATCAAAATCAGTATTATCCCCCGTTCCCCCTAATAATGGGGACGGGGTTGATAATTTTATTGCTAGTGGATTTTATGGGTCGTATGTAGATATTGAAGGTGCATATAGAAACGAACACGAATTATTAAAAAGATATAGAGAAATGTCAATCCACCCAGAGGTGGATAATGCTGTAGAAGACGTTGTCAATGAAGCAATTGTTAGTGATCTCTACGATTCACCTGTAGAGGTTGAACTTTCTAATGTTAATGCGAGTGATAAACTAAAAGATATTATTAGAAAAGAATTTAGATATATCAAAGAACTATTAGATTTTGATAAAAAATCACACGAAATTTTTAGAAATTGGTATGTTGATGGACGTTTATATTACCATAAAGTAATAGATATTAAAAAACCAGAAGAAGGGATTAAAGAACTGAGATATATTGATCCCTCAAAAATGAAGTTTGTTCGTCAAGAAAAGAAACTGAGTAAAGGTGCAGAAGGAATTGATCTTTCTAGAACTTCAGAAACAAGTAAGGTTCTATATCCAGAAATAGAAGAATACTTTGTATATTCACCAAAACCAAACTTTCCGATTGGAATGGTATCTGGTGCAGGTGGACAGAAAGGTATCAAAATGGCGAAAGATACAGTTACCTATGTCACTTCTGGATTAGTTGATAGGAATAAAGGTTCCGTTCTGTCATATCTTCATAAAGCAATCAAGGCACTCAATCAACTTAGAATGATTGAAGATTCTTTGGTTATTTACAGACTATCAAGAGCACCAGAACGTAGAATCTTCTACATTGATGTTGGTAATCTACCAAAAGTGAAAGCAGAACAATATCTGCGTGATGTTATGAACCGCTATAGAAATAAGCAGGTTTATAATGCACAAACTGGTGAGATCAGAGATGATCGCAAATTTATGTCTATGATGGAAGATTTCTGGTTACCTAGAAGAGAGGGTGGTCGTGGAACTGAAATCACAACTCTTCCTGGTGGTCAAAATTTGGGTGAACTTGCTGATATTGAGTATTTCCAAAAGAAACTTTATAGAGCACTTGGAGTTCCAGAATCTAGAATTGCTTCTGATGGTGGATTTAATCTTGGTCGTTCTTCAGAAATTCTTAGAGATGAACTCAAATTCACAAAATTTGTTGGTAGACTGAGAAAAAGATTTGCAAACTTGTTTAGTGATATGCTGAAAACTCAGCTAATCTTAAAAAACATTATTACACCAGAAGATTGGGAAAAGATTTCTGATCATATTCAATACGACTTTTTATATGATAACCAGTTTGCAGAACTAAAAGACAGTGAACTGATGAATGAGCGTCTAGGAACTCTTGCATCGATTGAACCCTATATTGGTAAATATTATTCTGTTGATTATGTTCGTCGTAAGATTTTACGTCAAACGGATACAGAAATTAGAGAGATTGACGACCAGATTGAAAAGGAAATTTCTGATGGTACTATTCCCGATCCAAATTCAGTAGATCCGATCACTGGAGAACCACTACCTGGTGGTGATGATTTAGGTGATATTCCAATGGAACCCGATTTGGAAGATGATGGTGCAATCACCGATGCAAATCTCCAAAAAGATACTAAATCGGCAGAGATATAAATAAAAAATATACCTATACGATTAATTTCATGGAAGATGTTATCGATTTGATTGCTACCGATGCTTCGGCATCGGATATTAGCGACAAAATTAAGGATGTTTTGTTTAATAAAGCAGCAGGAGGCATTGAAAATTTGCGTCCAGAAGTTGCCGTTTCTATGTTTAATCCTGAAACAGAAGCCGAATCGGAGGAGTGATGGCAAGAACTTTATGTAAAGGTGCAGAGGCAGCTCTGCCTACAACAACTGGTGCCGCAGTCAGTTTTTCTGAGGCAACTGTTGTTCGCCTAGTCAATAGTCACAGTAGCGCACATCTTGTTACCGTTGTAGAGACAAGAAGTGGTGATGTTATTGGTTCTTTTACAATGCCATCAGGATCTGTAGAATATCTCGAAAAAAATCCAACCCAGTGTATTTTTGCTGCAAATGCTGGTGTATTGGGTGCAAAAGTAGGATTTACCGCATAAGAAGATGAAACTAATCACAGAAGAAATTTCAAAAGTAGAATTTATTACCGAAAAAGTTGGTAAGTGTAAGAAATGTTTTATTGAGGGAACTTTCCTTCAAGGTGGTATTAAAAACCGTAATGGTAGGATGTATCCTACTGAAACACTTGCCCGTGAAGTTGGTAGATATAATGAAAATTTTGTAACTACAGGACGTGCTCTTGGTGAATTGGGTCATCCCGATGGACCTACCGTCAATCTTGATCGCGTTTCACATAAGATTGTTTCTCTCGTTCAAGAAGGAAACAATTTTAGAGGAAAAGCACAACTTCTTGATACCCCTATGGGTAAGATTGCACAATCTCTCATCGGTGAGGGAGTTATGCTTGGTGTTTCTTCTCGCGGTATAGGTTCAATCAAAGAGGATCATACTGGTTGTAAAGTTGTAGGTGAAGATTTCATGTTGGCGACTGCCGCTGATATCGTTGCCGATCCTTCTGCACCTGATGCATTTGTATCAGGAATTATGGAAGGAAAGGAGTGGGTATGGGAAGGAGGAATCCTTCGTCAGCAACTTGCTGAAAAGACCCAAACCCGTATTAACACTCTTGTTAATGAAAAAGCACTTGAGGAACATAAGTTACAATTGTTCCAAGATTTCTTAGCAAATCTATAATAATATAAATAAATAAAGATTATTAATTAATCGAAGTTCACATGTCCGTAGGTAGCAATTTACAAGAAATGGAAAATGCAGTAACCAAAGGGGCTGCTGCTGCTGAGCCAATGCCTAAGTTGACCACAGGTAGACCTGATGGCCAACCAAGCGTTGAAGATCTTGGCGGTCCTACCCCTGAAAATTATCGTCCCGACGACGATTCAGCAAAACTTAAAACTCCTAGCCTTGCACAGGTAAAGGATGTTGTTAATAAGGGCGCGAAATCAGCAGACACTATGCCTGCTGGTGTTAAAGAAGAGTCCGAAGAAGTCGAAGAAGATCAGGAGATCGTTTCTGAAGCAGAAACCACAGAGGAGGAAGTAGTATCTGAAGAAGAGACTACTGAGGAAGAAGTGGTTGCTGAAGCTACCGACGAAACTGAGGAAGAAGTTCAAGAAGAAACCGAAGCAGAATTCAGCGTTGATGAAGACGTTGCCGCTCTGTTCTCTGGTGAAGAACTTTCCGAAGAATTCCAAGACAAAGCACGCACAATCTTCGAAACCGCAATCAAATCTAAGGTTGAGGAAGTAAAAGAGCAGATTCAAGTTCAGTATCAAGCACAACTCGTTGAAGAAGTTGCTGCTGTTAAGACCGAACTTACTGAGCGTGTTGATTCTTATCTTGAGTACGTTGCTCAAGAATGGTTGGAGGAAAACCAACTTGCCATCGAGAACGGTCTCAAGACCGAGATGACCGAATCATTCCTTAATGGAATGAAGGGTCTTTTTGAAGATCATTATGTATCAATCCCTGAAGAGAAATATGATGTTATCGAGAGCATGGTAGATAAACTAGATGAAATGGAGTCTAAACTCAACGAGCAAATCGATAAGAACGTTGCTCTTAATAGAAGGTTAGCAGAGTCCACTGCAGATGTTATTTTTGCAGAGGTTGCTGAAGGACTAGCAGTCACTCAGAAAGAAAAACTCGCTTCTCTTGCAGAAAATGTTGAGTTTGATAGTGAAGAGACCTATCGTGAGAAACTAGTTACTCTGAAAAATTCTTATTTCTCAGAAAATGCAACTAGTGCTCAAAGAGATGCTGCTGAAACGGTTGTAGAATCGACTCAAGAGCAGACTACCGCCGCACCTGAAGCTGGTTCCATTATGGAAGCATATCTTCAAACTCTTAGCAGAGTTTCTAAAAAGTGATTTCTAGATCATACGTAAATCAAACTAACGTTTTAAATTAAAGAGGTAAATTCAAATGCAAATGTTCAATTCTGAACAACTGCAGGAGAAGTGGGCACCAGTTCTTGACTATGAGGGAATGGATCCAATCCAGGATTCTCATAAGAGAGCTGTTACCGCTATCCTGTTAGAAAACCAAGAGAGAGAAGCACGCGAAGAGAAAGCGTTTCTTTCCGAATCACCCACAAATGGCACTGGTTCTTCCGGAGCAACCGCAGGTTTCTCTGCAGGTGCATCTTCACCAACCGCAGGTTTCGACCCAGTTCTGATCTCCCTGATCAGACGCTCAATGCCTAACTTGGTCGCATATGACCTCGCAGGTGTTCAACCAATGAACGGTCCTACTGGACTGATCTTCGCAATGCGTTCCAAGTATGGAACTCAGAATGGTCCTGAGACCTTCTTCGACGAAGTAGATACTGCATTCTCTGGATCCGATTCTTCTGCTACAGAAGCAGAGCAAGGTTCGGGTTATGTTTCTGGTTCTGACGGCACTTCCGTTGGTTTCGGTACAACAGCACAAGGCGGCACTAACCCAGGTCTTCTTAGCCCAGATGCCAACTCAACCCAACTTGCATATAAAGTTGGTCAGGGTATGGATACTGAGGACGCTGAAGGACTTGGCGAAGGCAGCAACCACTTCAACCAGATGGCTTTCTCGATTGAGAAGGTCACCGTAACCGCTAAGTCCAGAGCACTGAAGGC